GACTGTCCATTTTGTGTGCGAGCTAAACACGAGTGTGATAAACGTGGTATCGCCTATGATGAAAAATTAATTGGATTTAACGGGCTAACCAAAGAAGATTTATTAAGTGTAGCCCCCAATGCAAGGTCAGTTCCACAAATTTTTATTGATGGACAATTGATTGGAGGTTATACTGAGTTAATGAAATCGAGCGTTCTCGATTCACAATAACAAGGAGAATTAGCTATTGGCTAACGGAAACGGGCATCAAAAGCCTCTTAAAAAAGTCAGAATTGACGATCTCTTAACTTTCTCACCTATAACTGAAAATCAAACAATTACGTATGAATCTTATAAAAAAGATAGACATCTACTACTTCACGGAATAGCAGGTACGGGTAAAACATTTCTTTCTCTTTATCTAGCATTAGAAGAAGTATTAGATCCTTCTACTGTATATGACGATGTATTTATTGTTCGTTCAGTTGTTTCTACTAGAGACATCGGATTTTTACCTGGTGATGAACAAGATAAAGTATCTTTATATGAAGCACCTTACCGATCAATATGCAGTGAATTATTTAACTACAAAGAATCATATGACGCTCTTAAGCAACAAGGTAACGTAAAGTTTATGAGTACCTCTTTTATACGAGGAATCACTATTAATAATGCAGTTGTTATAGTAGATGAGTGTCAAAATTTAAACTTTCATGAATTAGATAGTATTATCACAAGAATAGGTAAAAACTCAAAGATAATTTTTTGTGGTGACTACACTCAAACAGATTTAACCAGAGAGAATGATAAACGTGGGATACTTAACTTTATGAACATTCTTAGTTCATTAGACGAATTTAGTACAGTTGAATTTGGTGTAGACGACATAGTTAGAAGTGATTTTTTAAAGTCATATATTATTGCAAAATATGAATTAGGATATGCATAAGTCGTATAAAGATAATTGGGATAACAAAACACTAAATTATGATATAAAAAGATATAACTTTAGTGAATGGGTTCTTAACGTAATTCAACAGGATTATCCAAATCTTACGGATTTACAGTATTTACATACTTGTGTTAGATCTGAAAACTTAGTAAATATTACAGATAAAGTTCAAAAATCATTCGCTGCTAAGTCTTTTGGTAAAATGATAGATGACTTTGCTGAAGAATATATCAAACCGTTAATAGGTGATAATAAGTACTTGGTTAAAAGGTTCCCCACTCTCAACTTAGTGGTTCCAAACCAAGAAAAACTTGGTCGTAGATTGCATTTTCATCAAGGAATTTTCTATAACAATGGAAGAGGACAAGGTACTATCTGGATGCCTTTAACTAATTGCTATGAGTCTAATTCCATGTGGATTGTAGGATACGAAGACTCAAAGAATATAACAAAAGAAGTAGTGCAAAACAAAACATCACAGGACATCTTTGAAAAGATGAGCTTAGATAAAGCATTTCCTGTAACATTGTCTCCTGGGCAAGCTCATTTATTTCATCAAGAGCATATACATGGTAACATAAATAATAAAACAAACATCACTCGAATGGCTATAGACTGGCATGTTCTAGTAGAAGGCGAAGAGTTTAATGGTAGGTATCCAGGAGGATTTTTTAGATTACCAAAAGAATACGAACAAGAAAAGGTAAAAACGAATAATGCCTCAATTTATTTATCTAATAATAGTCATTTTGATAAGCATATTCCTCTTCATATACAACGTAATTATATTGTAAACTACTGTGAACAAAACAGTATTCAGTATTCAGGGTATGTGTTTGAAAATGAACATCTAGAGCATCTACCTATACTAGAAGATATGATTAATAAGAGGCAAAACGTCATTATGCTAAGTATATACTCTCTACCTAACGATAAAGAGTTAAGAAATTATTATTTGGACTTGGCAATTAATAACAATGTTGATATAATTTTTGTAAATGAATTGTTAAAGCTATCAAAAGACAGCCTTGCTAACATTAACACATACTTAGAATTCGGTTTTAAACAAAAGGGGTGGCACTCGTGGGAGTCTTAAATGTTTCTTAAAGAAGTAAAGATAAATTATGACTTTGATTTTATCTACGATATTGAGTGGGAGCAGTTTGAGCACGACTGTTTAGGGCATCAAAAAACAGAACTCAAAGATATTCACGATAAAATTGGTGGCTTTCCAAAATCGCTAACTCATCATAATACTATGTTTTATCAGAAATTTTTTAATAACAGTGAAATAGACTACACAGATTTAGGTAATCAATTAGGTATAGAAGCGATTACAGTATCTATTATAAAACAACCCCCTGGCATGACAAATCCTATGCATCGTGATACTTTTTATCAGATTAATAAGAAATTTCCAAACGAAGAAAGACTAAAAGTCCGAGCTAATCTACAACTATTAGATTGGAAAGCAGGACACTTTCTTCAGTTTAATGACACAGTAGTTACGCATTGGAAAGCAAATACTGGCTATATGTGGGATTCCACCGTTCTTCACTTAGCAGCAAACGCAGGTTTAGAAGATCGTTATTCTCTTCAAGTTTCAGGATTTCTCAACTCTTAATGGCTAGATACACAAATCTTCCTGATAATAAAAATAAACCTTTTGGGGGTGCATACAGTGTTTACGATAGTGATACTGTTTATATGCGAGACTATTTAGTTCAGAAATATGCTGTTAATAGTTCATACCATGATTTTGAAAGTATTAAACAAGACTATTTTAGTCAGTTTAAATATTTTTTATCTGACCCCCATAAACTAACTGGTTTATCGCTGTATAAACATGCTTGTTTTACGCAAGGCACAACAGAGTCATTTGCTCATTTTTATATTAGATATAGAAATAAAAATAGACTTAGATTAGCCCGTGGTGAGTATTTTTATCACCAAATGATTAAATCTATGTACTTTTCTATGCGCTTTGATTGGCTAGAAGATGATGAGCTAAAGTCAGGAGATGTTCTGGTTATAAGTGCACCATTTTCTGATACCTGCGATCTCTACCCAAATCTTGAACAAATTTTAACAGAATGTGATGACAAAGAAATTCCAGTGCTTCTTGATTTAGCATATATCAATATAGCTACTGAAATAGAAATTGATTTATCGCATCCCTGCATAGAATACGTAGTTTCTTCCCTATCAAAAGTTTTTCCTGTAGAAAATTACAGGATAGGTATAAGACTACAAAAAGAAATATTTGAAGATCCTTTATACGTTATTAACGAGCCATACTATAATTACATCAATATGTGCAGCGTATATCTTGGGCTTGGACTAATGCAAGAATTTAGTCCTATGTATATATACGATAAATACCAACCTAAACAAGACCTATACTGTAAATTATACAATTTAGAGAAAACTAAATGTGTCTACTTTGGTCTAGACACCGCTAATGAATATCCTGAGTACAATAGAGGAAGAGACACTAATCGTCTTTGCTTTTCAAGACTCTGGGATGGGAGAATGACTTTTGACATGCAATAATGACTGGGATCCCCTAGAAGAAATCATTGTAGGGACTGCTGACTACTCTACTATTTCTATTCCTAATATCAGCACAATGAAATGTCAATTTCCTGAGTATGAAGAGTCTTTTATCAAAGAGTTTACTGGTTTTTATCCAGATCAAATTATTGAAGAACAAAATGAGGATTTAGAGAATTTATCAGATGTACTCAAAAGTTTGGGGGTTGTAGTTCATCGTCCTGATACTACCTATGCTACAGCTGAAACTAAATCTCCTACATGGCATGGAAAGAATTGGCATTATCATTGCCCTAGAGATTTAACTCTTGTTGTCGGTGACACACTCATTGAAACACCGTCTCCTATCTGGAACCGACAGTTTGAAACTTGGGCTTATAGAGAAATATTTACGAAGCTTTGGAATGAAGGTTATAATTGGATTAAAGCACCCGTCCCACTGCTTTATGATGAAAACTATAAGGAAGATACTAAAGGCGTTCCTTCATTACACAATGAAGAAATACTTTTTGAAGCTGCTAATTGTGTTCGAGTGAATAATGACATACTATATCAAGTATCGAACACAGGTAATGAAAATGGAGCTAAGTGGTTACAACGAGTTCTTGGAGATTCTTATAAGGTACATTTAGCAAAAGATCTTTATTCTTATGCACACCTTGATAGCACTATTGTTCCTATTAGAGAAGGTCTTGTATTATATAATGCTGATAGGGTAACTCCCGAAAACGAACCTGAACTATTTAAGAATTGGGATAAGATATGGATTAATGAGTGCATAGGCCCAACTACACCTCCACTTGGTCTTCCATGGGGAGCTAGTGAGTGGATTGGTATGAATCTACTCAGTGTCAATGAGAATCTTGCTATCGTAGATAAGAAACAAACACAGATTCATGAAAGACTTAATTATTTTGGTGTTGAGACTATCCCTCTTGAATTAAGGCATGATAGAATTATAAGCGGAGGATTCCATTGCGTGACACTGGATCTAAAAAGAACAAGCTTGTAGTATGTGGTGAAAGTTTTAGCTATGGAACAGGGGCTAAACATTGGCCTCGTATAGTTTCAGATTTCTATGATTCAGAATTAGTTAATCTTGCCATAGTAGGCTGTAGTAATTATGCTATATGTTTTCAACTACAACACGCATTAAACACTCTAAGTTCTGATGATTTTGTTATCATATCATTAACTGCTGCTGAACGTTTTGAGATAGATGATGACGAATTCTCTATACCCGTTTCCGTAGAAGATTTTAGGCAGAACATAGACGAAATCAAAGATTCACCTTTCTCTAAGTCTCCTACTATAACTTCGGGTAATTTATCGTCTCAATTACGTAATTATCAAATAGAACAGATGAAAAAATATT